GGATACCGCCGCCATCATCTCGCACATGGATGCTGTCGTTACCGTCGATTCCGGCCCTCTCTGGTTATCCCTTGCAATGGGCAAGCCAACCGGAGTAGTGTTGTCGGCAGCAGAGGATTGGAAATTCGCGCACGAGTGGGGGCCAAACTTGCGGAAATATCATAACGGCCCGAGCGATGTATATGCGGATTGCGAACGCGCCATCGACCAGTTGATTCTGGATATCCGGCGCGGCGAGTTTGAGGCAGCCCTCAAGGCTCCCTCATTTTGCAGTACCAATAACCGCACCCACATGGCCGGAAACGGCTGAAAGACTACATTCCGATGGGTCAGTGGATGCGGATCGAGTAATTCCAGATGCCAATCATCAATGACCAGTTGAAAATCACCCCTGCTGCTGTGCTCACTTCGACAGCCGCAAGCCAGGTAGTGCAGACAACCGCAGGCGGCAACCTCGTCATGGGCGTTCCCGGCTCGGCGCGCCTTTCCGGCAACGCTTTTCAGGTTTATGCGCAGGGCTATGCTTATTCGGGTGCCGGGACTTTCACCGCCACCGTGCAGCCGATTCTCTACGGCGATGCTTCGCTGGCCACAGTAACGACCAAGGCTTTGTTTTCGGCTACCGCCGGGACGCTCGCCTATACGGGAACGACTTCGGCAGCGATCCCGTGGGAACTCACAGCAAACATCACGGGCGACGTGGCTTCGGGCACGTTCTCGGGCTGGGCGGAATCGGTAGTCGGTGCGACCTACAAAATCCGCACGGTTCTTGTGGCTCCCGCCTCGACCATCAACTGGAACACCGAGCCTCCCATCAAATTTGCCATCGGCAATACCTGCGCTGGTACGGTGGGCGCATCTTTCAAGTTCGTAGTCGAAAACTTCCAGATTATCGATGAGTAGAGGTGAACGATGCCAAAGTTTCTGGAAGAAAAACTCCGCAAGGAGTACGGAAACAATCCCAGCGCCATCTATGGCACGATGAACAAAATCGGAGCCATGCACGGCAACAAAGAAACCGAAAAAGGGCGCGAGATGGAAGCCAAGCACGCCAGCCATCGCAGCGTTTATGTTTCGCGCCATAAGGCCAAGCATGGATGAAATGGTCATGGAAGGCTTGGCCCATAAGCCCAAGCCCCGTCCGAAGGTGAAAGACATGCGCAAGCATGGCGTGGCCATGACGCATATCGAGCACCACCACGACGGCACCCACAAAATCACCCACCACTACATCCATCCCCATCTCGAACCAACCCATCACGGAGCCGAGGACATGGAAGCCCTCCATGACCACATGGAGGAAATGCTCGGCGGCAAGCCCACGAAGCAAGAGATGGAGGAAGAATGAACATCGGCTTGTATAACGACCGCCCCGACTACATGGAGATGGCCTATAAGGGCCTCATGTTCTATGGGGCCAACACCGCAGCGCAGGCGCTATCTGTGGCTTCGGGAACCTATACGGGCCTTGCCCTTGCAAATCCCACAGGCTCCGGCAAGAATCTCGTGCTCGTGGATGTGGCCTTCGCGCTGCAAACCCTGCAAACTGGATTCTCGGCCATTGTTCTGGGAACTTCCGCAACCGTTTCGCTCACTACCGGCAATTCCAGCGGCCCATCTTCCTGCGTGCTTGGCTCTTCCTTCACATCGGTGGCGAAGGTGGGAGCCTCGGCAACGCTTGGCGGAGCGCCAACGATTGTTAGAGCACTTGCCGGCGCACAATGGGTCACAACCGGCACCACCTCGAACATCCAGAACGTCAAAGACTACCTCGACGGCATGATTATCGTGCCTCCGGGGCAACTGGTATGTATCGAGGCCATCACAACAGCGGTAACGGGCTTGGCCCATTTCACATGGATTGAAATCCCACTCTAATGCCGGGAGAACGATTCACGGAAGCGGTGCAGGATTACATCGAAGGGCTGGGGGGAATGGCCGCCTATTCCTCCCGGCGCAAAAAGTGTCAGACAGATTTGTGGTTCCTCAGCAAGGAAATCTTCAAACGCGATCTATTCGAGGCCACACACCGCCCGGTGATTGATTTCTTTCTCAAAAAGCAGCCGTACCGCCCCGCCTTCCAGAAAAATTCCGAATACACACTCGAACAGTTCCATGAGGCGTTTGCCGAGATTGCTCCACTGGCCGTGCGCAAAGGCATCCTGCTTTATCCTCGCGGCAGCTACAAATCCTCGCTCGATGAGGATGACATCACGCAATACATCATCTGCTACCCGGACATCCGCATCCTTATCATGGTTGGTGAAGGAAGCCTTGGTGAAGCGTTTGTGCCGAACATCAAGCAACGGTTCATCCTCGAACAGGCCAAGCAGCCCACCGAGTTTCAGTTGCTCTTTCCTGAGTTTGTGATTGACCTTGAAGCAGACAAGAACATCGGCGGCGAGCAAGAATACTGGTGTCCGAAACGCAGACTGACCCAGCAGGTATCTCCCACGCTCGGATCGATTTCCATCCTTGGCTCGACTTCCGGCTGGCATTGCGACGTGCTCAAAGGCGATGACGTGATTACCGATACGACGCCCATCATCGACTCCAAGAGCCGCAACAAAATCATGCGCAAGTTCGTTACCGTATCGAACCTGCTCGATCCTCACGGCGTTCTGGAGTTAATCGGCACACGCTACCACGAAGAGGACTTGTATGAGCACGTCAAGTCTGCTCTCAAGGATAGCCGCTATCTATGCGGCGCTTCTTGGACTTCTCTGCCTCATGCGGCCACAAAGAAACTCAAGGAACTCACCGAGCAGGATGTGATCCTGCTTTTCCCCGAGCGGCAGGGATTTGCCTATCTGCGGGAAAAGTTGATGCTTGATGAGGATACCTTCTGCCTCCAACAACTCAACAATCCCCGGCTGCTTGGCCCAACGGTCAAATTCCGGCTGGAGGATTTACGGGCAGCGGTGACGCGGGTTCCGCAGAATCCCACGCATCAACGGTATAACTTCTGGGATGTGGCGACCACAAAAAGCGAAGGCTCGGACTATACCTGTGGCGGATTCGTTACCGTGGACACGGCCCACTGGATTGCCTATCTGCACATGCTGGTACTTGACAAGTTCACGCCCTCAGAACTTGCTTACCAGATAGCGAAGATGGCCAAGGAAACCAATCCCGAGCGCGTAATGTTCGAGAAATATACGGCCACGAACGAACTCTGGCTGGAGCAGGAAGTCAAAAAGATTGGCGTGAGCTGGGGCTACGACGTTCCTATCCATGCGTTCAAGACCGACAAAACCAAGATGGCCAAGGGTCACCGGATTTGCGGGTTGGAACCGCTGATTCTACAAGGCAGGCTATTTTTCTCGAATCTCATCCCGAACATCGATGAGTTTTTCAAGCAGTTCACGGATTTCAAGGGCGTGCCAAATCCCAAGGTGCATGATGATGGGCCGGACATGCTCAGTATGCTGCGAATGGTGATGCCGATGACGGGCCTCGATTTGCCGAAGCCTCCCGCGCCTTCGATTGGCCTTGGATTGCAGCAACACACGAATGAAAAGTTGAATGCGCAGTACATGACAGCGCGAACAGCGGCCACCAGCGCTTTCCTGAACGCTTCCACTACGGTTCCACTACAAGTCGGAGCGCCAGTGCGCGAGGAAGGATATTTTCCGGGGCAATAAATGGCCACGATTATCGACAAATTCGAGCAGCAAGGGCTGGATGCGCCAGTCCGGCGGGAAGAGGTAACACTTGAGCAGGAACAGCGAAAGTACGACGATGAAGCGGCGCTCAAAATCCTCAAGCAAGACCTCGAAACCGGAGAAGCCGACAAGATTACTATCGACTTTACGCACATCTGGACCGTCTCCGACCAACTCCTGCAATCTCCCTGGCTCAACACCTATTTCTTCAACCCTGCCCGAGCAAATGTTCCTCGCTATACCCTGTCCAACATCCTTGATGTAGTCGTAACCAAACTGCATGGGGCGCTGTTTTTTGAGGAAGTGCCGTTCATGCTGATGCCCAATCCCAAGCTGGACGAGAAAGTGATTTGGGCAAAAGAAGCGGTAGCAGCAACACAGTTGCGCGAGATGGAATTTGACGTTGAGTGCGACAAAGGCATTTTCCAACTCGCGCACCTCGGCACGGCCATCTTCAAGTATGGCTGGCTGGACGATACCCGCAAGAAGCCTGTGTTTAAGGCCAAAGCCACGCCGCCGAACTTCTCGACGCCTCTAGGCGAAAAGCAGGTGGATACGCCAGACTCCGATGAGTTCGAGCTTGATTACGAGGATGAGGATGTGCATCGCCCTTGGCTCAAGTGGCGCGATCTGCGGTATCTTGTCTGTGCTCCTACCTGGAAGGAAGGGGACATCCGCAAGTGCCCGTGGGTGATAGATAACGACTATGTTACTTTTGACGAAATTGATGAACTGCGGGACCAGCCAGGATATGACATCCCTTCGCGTGAAGAGCTGGAAACTCTCTTTTTCCCCCCGGTTGCAGAGCAAGCCCCTGCTGGAGATATTACAGAGACACGTCCTATACAAATGCGGGCATGGCTTGCTCACGCCCAAGGAAGGGAAGTAAATGACTCCGCCGACCCATACGCACGGAAACTTCGATTGCTTGAACGCTGGGACGGGCAAAAAGTCACCTGCGCCCTGCAAAACTCCCACGGCTTCCTGCTCATCCGAAACGAGACTCACGATTTTGGAGCCGTGCCCTATTTATCGAGCACATGGCGGCCAGTTCCCGCCTGTGGTTATGGGCAGGGATTGGGCCAGCTTGTAGGACCGGACCAGCAAATCGAAAAAGGCTCCCTTTGCGCCTACTTGGACATTCTGGCCTTCGTAGCGCGGCCTTCGTATGTGCGCGAGAAGGGCTTGAATACGCCCAATCAGGACATCGTGGTAGACCTCGGCAAAATCATTTCGATTGAAACAGGAGGTAAACCAGCACGCGATGCGATCTCGCTCCTCGAACAACCGAAGATTGACGGTTCTCTCATCGCCGCCATTGAAGGGGCGAAAACGAGTGCGGCGAACACTT